TTCTCGACCATCGCGGCGAGCCGATCCGCCGGGCCGTCGCCGCGCCCGCGGTGCGCGGCCGGTACGACTCCGCGCAGACGGCCGAGGACACGCGTCGGCACTGGCAGGAATCGGACCATCTCTCGGCGCGGTGGGCCAACTCCCCGACCGTCCGGGAGCGGCTCCGCAACCGCTGCCGGTACGAAGTCGCCAATAACTCGTGGGCGGCCGGGATCGCCGACGCCCTGGCCGATTTCATGGTCGGCGACGGCCCCCGGCTCCAGGTCTTGACCGGAGACCGAAACTTCAACCGGCTCGTGGAAGCCGAGTGGTGCGACTGGTGCGAGGCGGTCGGCCTGGCCGACAAGCTCTGGCTGATGCGGCGCGTGCGGGCCGTGGACGGCGAGGCGTTCCTCTTCTTCGACACCGATGAGGACTTGAGCCCGATCACACTCGATGTCCGGGATTACGAGGCCGAGCAGGTTGCTACGCCCTACGGCTACCCGATCGGCCCGCTGTTCGTGGACGGGATCGAGCTGAACGACCGCCGCAAGCCGGCGTTCTACCACCTGCTTTATGAGCACCCCGGCGACGCACTGGCGTTCCGGGGCTTGCTCCGATTCGAGACCGTGCCGGCCTCGCAAGTCGTCCACTGGTTCCGCGCCACCCGGCCGGGCCAGTATCGCGGCATCCCGGAGTTCACCCACTCCCTGCCGCTGTTCGCCAGCCTCCGGCGCTACCGGGACGCCACGATCGCGGCGGCCGAGACGGCTGCCGACTTCGCCGCCGTGCTCTATACCGAGTTGCCCCCGGAAACGGCCGAGGTGGAAGGCCAGCCGTGGGAGAAGATCCCGGTAGAAAAACGGATGCTCACGACGGTCCCGGCCGGCTGGAAGCTCAGCCAGTTCAAGGCCGAGCAGCCGACCACGAACCACCCCGATTTCGTCCGCATCTGCCTTACCGAGCTGGCCACGGGGCACAGCACGACCTATGAAATCGCCTCGGGCGATTACTCGAATGTGAACTATTCCAGCGGTCGGCTGGGCCAGCAGCGATTCCACCGGGCCATAGAAGTCGATCGCTGCCGGATGGAGCGGAATTGCCTCAACCGCATCTTGCGGGAGTGGCTGGCCGAGGCCGTCAGGGTCCGGCTCATACCCGATCTGGTATCGCGGTCGGATGGCTGGACGCATCGATGGCTCTGGCCGGCGATGCCGGTGATCGACCCCGAGAAGGACGCCAAGGCGCAGGCGCTGCGGCTCCAGAACTTCACCACGACCTTCAGCGAAGAGTGCTACCGGGACGGCGTTGATCCCGAGACCCGCGCCGACGAGATCGAGGCGGACGTCGAGATGTTCGATGAGAGGGATCTGCCTTCGCCCTATCCGGCGATGAACGCGGCGCCGGCGGCTCCCGCCCCACAATCCCCGCAGACCGGAGACACCGGCAATGAAGCCGACCAGCAGCAAGAGCCCGGCGACGGGCCAGCCTACGCAGCTCGCTTTCCGCGCAACGGCTTCCATTGAGTGCGCCGCCGCAGCCGAGGGCGAGGCACCGAAGCTTCCCACGTTCGGTATCAAGGGATACACGGGCGTCCCGATGACGCTCGAGGGCTTTCGCAGTCCCGTCATCGTGGACCTGAATGGGCTCAAGGCCAGCGGCGGCAAGATTCCGGCGCTGCTCAATCACGACTTCGCCCAGATCGTCGGCCAGACCGACGCGATCAAGATCGACGCCTCCGGCGTGGACCTCTCCGGCGTGATCACGGGCGACGACGCCAGCGCCCGGACGGTCGTGACGCACGCCCGGAACGGCTTTAACTGGCAGGCCAGCATCGGTGCCGACATCGTTCGTCAAGAGTTCCTCAAGTCGGGCGAGAAGACGACCGTCAACGGCCGCGAAGTCAGCGGCCCGATGCTGATCGCCCGCGAAGCAAGGTTGCGCGAAATCTCGTTCACGCCCCTGGGCGCGGACGATCAGACGTCCGCGGCCGTCGCGGCGTCAAGTTCCCCCGGCCTTCCTCACGGAGAGCCAACCATGTTCGAGAAGTGGCTTGAGGCCAAGGGGCTTGACCCGGCGGCCCTCGAAGACAAGGTGAAGGGAGTCCTGCGGGCGTCCTATGACGCCGAGCAAGTCACCTTCGAGAAGAAGACCGAAGCTCCCGCATCGTTCGATGCCATCGTGAGCCGTCATGAGGCGGAGATCGAGCGTCAGGGCAAGATCGCCGCGTTCCTCGACGGGGCGATGGCGGACAATCCGCATCTCGTCGCGGAGCTGAAGAAGCTCGGCCAGGTGGCCCTCGAGAGCAAGGCGACCCTCGCGGAAGTCGAGCTCCAGGCCATGCGGCTCGAGCGGAAGCGTGGCATCGGCGCCCGGCTCGTGCGGGACGGCCGCAAGGTGGCCGGCAAGGTGCTCGAGGCCACCGTCTGCCGCACGCTGGGCATGCGGAACCTCGACAAGCAATTCAGCGAGCAAGAGCTGAACGCCTCGGACGATCAGTACCCGCACGGGATCAAGCTTTCCGAGCTGCTCCTGACGGCCGCTCGCGAGAACGGGTACAGCGGCTTCGGCACGTCCGACGTCCGCTCGCTCCTCCGCGCCGCGTTCGCCGGCCAGTCCCGGCCGGACATCCGGGCCGAGGCCGAATTCTCGACGCTCAGCCTGCCCGGCATCATGTCCAATGTCGCCAACAAGTTCCTGCTGCAAGGCTTCAACGGCGTCGAGGCCGGCTGGCGGGACGTCTCGGACATCGCGTCGGCGCGGGACTTCAAGACATTCTACAGCTACAACTTCATCATGGACGCGGCCTATGAGAAGGTCGGTCCCACCGGCGAGCTTGCCCACGCAACGGCGAGCGAGCTGGAGTACACGAACCGCGTCGAGACCTACGGCAAGATGTTCGCCGTGACGCGGACGGATATTGTCAACGATGACCTGTCGGCCCTCTCGCGGGTGCCGATGAAGCTCGGCCGCGGTGCGGCGATTGCGCTCAATACCGTCTTCTGGACGGAGTTCCTCGCCGACGCCGGCTCGTTCTATACGAGCGGCCACAAGAACGTCTCGACCGGCGCCGGCTCCGCGCTCTCCAGCGCCGGCCTCCAGGCCGCCCAGCTCGCGTTCCGCAAGCAGACCGACCCGAATGGCGACCCGCTCGCCGTCGAGCCGCGAATCCTGCTGGTGCCCGCCGAACTGGAGATCACGGCCAACGAGCTGATGACCTCGCTCATCATCAACACCGGCGGCTCGTCCACCGAGACGAAGGTGCCGAACCGCAACGTGTGGGCGAACAAGTACAGGACGGTGGTCAGCAGCTACCTGTCCAACGCCAACATCACTGGCTACTCGACCGCCGCGTGGTACCTGATCGCCGACCCGATGGATCTGCCGCTCATCCAGGTGGCGTTCCTCAACGGCCGGCAAGAGCCCATCGTCGAATCGGCCGAGGCCGAGTTCAACTCGCTCGGCGTGCAGTTCCGCGGCTACTACGACTTCGGCGTCAAGAAGCAGGAATACCGCGCCGCCGTCCGCTCCGCCGGCTCCTGATCGGGGCCCCGTCTCCAATCCCCTCCATCCGGCCTCGATAACGGAGAGATCCTCTCATGGCACTCAATGCGACCGTGGTGCGGTACGGGAACACGATCCCGTACACGCCCGTTGGAGACACTGCAGCCGGCGTGGCCGTGGACCTCGGCACCTTCGCCGCGTTCACGACGCACCCGATCGCCGCCAACACCCTCGGCGACCTCATCTGCTGGGATTCCGTGACCCTCCGGGGCACGAAGAAGGGCAGCGAGGCCATCGGCCAGGGCGACCCCGTGTATTACGACGCGGGGACCGACAGCTTCACCGGCAACATCAGCTATTCCGAGGCGTTCGTGGGCTACTGCGCCACGGCCGCCGGCAGCAGCGACACGACCGTTGACGTCAAGGTTGCGAGCCCCTGATCCATGGCAATCGACGGCTTCAAGGCTCTAAGGAAGCTGGTCCGCCATCCCAAGGTGCAATATCCGCGGGATGGCGTGACCCCGCCTCCGTCCGATACGCCCCTGGAGATCGGCAGCTCGGGCATGACGCCCGACGCCGGCTCCGGCCCCAGCCTCAACGGCTGGTCGTGGTCCACCATGGCGCCGAAAGATCCATGGTGGGCCGAGTTCACGCGCCGGGTCGATTCCGACCCGGTATCGCCCTATAACGACCTGATGCACGGCATCTTCAATACGGTGCCGGGCGGCAAGCTTTCCACCTCATGGTTCGGCGATCTGTACAACACCGCCGGCGCCGGGAATCCCCTGTATGGGATGCCGTACAATCACGTCCGCGGCGACATCGGGATGGCGGCGGTCGGGACGATCGTATACAGCAATCCCGGCATCGACCCCGCGACTTTTCCGTGGCAGGCCGGCCTCAGCGTCGAGAGCTGGCCGCTTTACTTCCCGCAAGTCCTGGTCACGAACGGCAGCGCGACCGTGACCGGCATCGGGACGACGTTCACGAATCCGGCCAGCGACAGCTACATCTACCCCGGCGGCACCTACGCCATCGGCGTCACGAGCCCGACGACGTTCGGCACCGTCGCCAGCGTCAACACGGACCTGCGCTTGACGCTCTCCGCCCCCTACGCCGGAGCGTCCGGCAACGTCCGCATGTGGGGCCCGTATAACAAGCCCCCGACCGCCGGCAGTCATGCGGGGCTCGGCAACCCCGACATGCACCTGCTCTGCCTCCAGCGGGCCGAGGATACCGGCCTCCCGGCGGCCCTCTGGGAAATGTACTCGGTGACGTCGGAGGACAATGGTGCCACGCTGAACTGTGCCAGCCTCGCCAAGTGGGACCTGACCACCGGGGCGAAGCGGCGCGAGGGCGCCGTCGGCGTCACGGCCGCGGCTCTGCCCATCCTGCCCTTCCTCGTGACTTACGATCAGTGCGCGGCGGGCAGCCTCAACCACGCCCTGCGATGCATGGTCGGAACGGCCGTCCAGACGGGCGGATGCGTCTGGCCGGCGCCGGCGGCGAACAACTACCCCGGCACTGGTTACAAGACCGGGCAGATTCCGCTCGGCTCTCGGCTGCGGCTCAACGCCTCATGGTACGCGGCCAACCGCTCGAGCTTCCCCGACATCATCAAGCCGATCGTGGACGCCCTGCGCTTCTACGGGGCGATCAACGGCGACTGGACGGGGCCGGGATATTCTCTCTGGATCGAGGGCGCCGATGACGGGCGATGGAATTTCAACGACGTCGGCACGCTCCGCAACATCCCGATTTCGGCCTTCGAGCTGATCGACACCGTGAAGCCGCAGCTCACGCTCACGGGGCCGGTCTCGCTCCACACGGGCACGCCGGCCAGCTTCAGCCTGACCTACATTTACGACGCCCTGAACACGAACTATAGCCAACCGTTCTACTTCTATTACTCACGCAATGGCGGCGGCCTCGTGAATTTCGGCTCGGGCACGCTGGCGCGCGGCAGCCCGACGATTTCCGCGTCGTTCACCCCGCCCGGCTCAGGGACATACCAGATCACGGCCGCGCAGGGCGGGAACGTCTACTGGCTCCTGCCCGACCCGCTCAGCTACACGATCTGATCT